GTGCTGGCGAGCCCAAAACGTGACTAGATTTTGAAAATTTTTTTCAGGGCTTTCGTTACCGAAAGACCACACCCGTTATTTAAAAGCAAAAGGAAAATGCAGAATGAAAATTGAAAAGCGGAAGCTGTCAGAGCTTAATCCGGCGGCTTATAATCCGAGGGCGGACCTGAAGCCCGGAGATCCGGAGTATGAAAAGATCAGACGGAGCATAGAGGAATTTGGCTACGTGGATCCGATTATCATAAACCGGGATGGAACCATCATCGGCGGCCACCAGCGTTTTAAGATCCTGCTTGCTGCAGGCAAAACGGAAGCGGAAGTGTCCGTGGTCGATCTGGATAAGACAAAAGAGAAGGCTCTTAATATCGCCCTTAATAAAACCGGCGGCGAATGGGATATGGAAAAGCTGAAGGAGCTAATAGGAGAGATTGACCTGTCAGACCTTGATGCCACCTTAACCGGATTCGACACGGAAGAGATTAAGGCGATGCTCGGAGAAATAAAACTGGATCCCGAAGAAGCCGAAGAGGATCCGTACAGCGACATAGAAAAACTGGAAAAGCATTACGGCGTACCCTACCAGGGCAATAAATCCCGGATAGCTGATATCATTATCAAGCTCCTTCCGGAAGGCAGTCGCCTCGTGGATTTATTCGGGGGGGTGGCGCGATTACTCACTGCGCCATGCTTTCCGGTAAATGGGAAAGTTACCTGTATAATGATCTGAATAATATGATCACGGATCTTTTCATGGATGCCGTACACGGCAAATATCACAATGAAGACCGCGTGATCACACGGGAAGATTTTGAACAGCTGAAAGATACGGATGCCTATGTAAAATATATCTGGTCTTTCGGGAATAACGGCCTTGCCTATTTGTGGGGCAGAGACATTGAAGAAATAAAATGCACCGCTTGCCACATGTTAATGGATTCGTCACTGTCCGAGAGAAGGTTGGCATACAGAGCTTTTTTCAGACAGCAAAAAACTTTCTGGGATGCGCGATTAGAGCCACCAGAACGGCTCCAGTCATTAGAACACCTAGAGGCACTACAGCGCCTAGAGGCACTACAGCGCCTAGAGGTTAGCAATATTGATTATCGTGATTATCAGTATCAGGACGGCGATATAGTATATTGCGATGTACCTTATGAGCAGGCCGATAAAGGAAAGTGCGACGATTACGGGGTACAGTTTGACAGCTTTGCTTTTTATGAATGGGCGAAGGAGCAACCGTATCAGGTATTCTTTTCATCATACGAGATATCAGATAAGAGCTTCTACAAGAAGAAAATAAAATCCGTCGCCTCGCTGATCGGAGCCAACACAAACGGTAAAAAGGTCAATGAGTATTTATACAGCAACAGGGAAATAGTGGCATAAGATGGCTGAAAACTTTGTAGAACCTAAAACGCTTGCGAAGATATTCAATTTTGACGGAGTGCGGCGCATAGACCAACTGGTACAGGACGGGATCATAGAGCCGACACTTAAGACCGTGAACGGCCGGAAGGTAAGAAGATATGATCTGATCCCTACGATCATGATGTATATAAAACACCTGCAGACGAAGGCGAACGCAAAAGCGCCAACACCTTCCGACCTTCTGGATGATGAAGCCCGGAAGATAAAGGCGGAAGCGGATCTGAAGGAAGCAAAAGCAGCCATTGAACAGCTGAAGAAGTCAGAGCTGGAAGCAACCATGCACCGCTCTGAAGATGTGGAGAAAATCACCGCCGATCTGGTCATGGCGGTGCGTGCTGAACTCTTAGCGCTTCCCGGAACCCTTGCCGTGGATGTAGCACACGCCAAAACCCCTGCAGAGGCAGCGGGACTTATAAAAGCGGCGGTCAATGATATACTTAACAGCCTTATCGCCTACAATTACAATCCTGATAAGTATAAAAAGCTGGTAAGGGAGCGTGAAAAGTGGATGAATGAGAGCGAAAACGAAACGGAAACAGAAGAGGACAAGTAAAAAGCAGCTCACTCCGGAAATGAAGAGGCTGCAGGCGGTCATTTCGAGGGCCTGCATGACCTTCAAGGCTCCGGAGAATATATCCGTTTCCGAGTGGGCGGATAAATACAGACGGCTATCCAGCGAGAATTCAGCAGAAGCCGGACTGTGGAAGACATCAAGGACCCCTTACCTCAAAGAGATCATGGACGCTTTTTCCGATGATCGCGTGGACAGGCTTGTAGTTGTAGCCTCTTCACAGGTAGGAAAAACCGAAATGCTCCTTAACATTTTAGGCTATATCATCGATCAGGATCCCGGACCGATCATGTACACGCTTCCGGTCAAAGAGGATGCGGAAGACTTTTCAAAGCGCCGCCTTTCGGCAATGATAAGAGATACTGAAAGAGTCAGGACGAAAGTAGCGGACGCAAAGAGCCGGGATAGTAATAACACAATATTCAAAAAGGCGTTTATCGGCGGAATGCTAACTCTTACGGGTACAAACGCACCCCGAGAGCTTGCGAGCGTCCCTTCCAGATACGTTTTAGGCGACGAGCTGGACAGATGGGCGAAGTCATCAGGTACAGAAGGAGATCCGTGGGGATTATTGGAAGCGAGGACAGCCACATTTTATAATTCCAAGATGGTAGCGGTATCAACTCCTACAGTATCCGGCAACAGCAAGATAGAAAACCTTTTCAAACTCGGAACCCGTGAATTTTGGAGCGTACAGTGTCCGGATTGCGGCGAGTATTCATATATAACATTCAATACCATCCGCTACAGCCATGAGGTTATAGAGCACGGACGGGATAAGCAGTACATAGTTAAAGACATCGGATGGGCGTGCCCTAAGTGTGGCGTGATCCATGATGAAAACACTATAAAACATCAGCCCATGAAATGGGTAGCGGAAAGCCCGGAAGCCATTCAAAACGGCTGCCGGTCTTTTTGGATTAACGGCTTTTATTCTCCCTGGCTGTCATGGGAGCGTATTATTACAAGATATTTGGAAGCCGGAAAGGATCCGGAGAAGCTGCAGGTAGTATATAACACCCTATTCGGTCAATTATGGGAATACCGCGGAGAGATCGAAGACGAAGACGAAATAGCATCCAGGGCGGAGGATTACGGCGCAGAGCTGCCGGACGGTGTGCTGTGCTTAACCTGCGGCGTGGATACCCAGGACAACCGCCTGGAGTATGAAGTGGTGGGCTACGGATTCTTTGAAGAAAACTGGGGCATAGAGAAGGGTATCATTGACGGCTATCCTTCAGATCCAGAGACCTGGATAAAACTGGACGCCGTTCTTAACCACGCATACAGCTTTAAGAACGGCCGGAAGCTCCGGATATCATTAACATTCATAGATTCGGGCGGACACTATACGCAGGACGTATATGAGCAATGCGCATTAAGAGCCGGAAGGGTATTCCCTATAAAGGGATCCAACCGGATAGATACACCGTTTACTTCACCACCGAAAAAAGTAAAGTATGAAACCCCGAAGCATCATGTGGGGCAGGTGTGGCTTTATTATATCGGTGTTGATGCCGGAAAGATGCGTATAATGAGCGGGCTTAAGATAAGGGAGCCCGGTGCAAGGATGAGCCACTTTCCTGTAGACAAGGATAAGGGATACGACACGAATTACTTCAGAGGGCTTTTATCCGAGACACTGGTACCGAACTCAAAAGGGGAAATGCGCTGGGAAAAGATACCGGGGCACGAGAGGAATGAACCCCTTGACTGCAGGAATTACGCAAACGCAGCCTTCAGGGTGTTACATCCGAACCTTGATTACTTAAAGCAGAGGCTTGAACACCCGAACATGGAGAGACCCGTACAGAAAAAGATACAGAGAAAGCGAAGGAGTGAAGAGGATATATGGTAGGAGTAACCTGCGACGCAAAGACAGAAAACGGCGTGCCTTATGTATCGTCGCTTTACTTAAGCAATTTTGAATATGAGACCGTAGTAAATGATCTTGACGGCCTTGTGGTAGCAAGAAAGACCATCATGAGCGGCGGAGGATCCGTAACGAGCTACACGATAGGATCCAGGTCATTATCAAGGCAGGCTTTAAGCGCTTCCGAGATCCTTAAATTATGGGATCAGCTGTGGGCGAAGAAGAAACAGCTGGAAGAGGGAAGAAGCGCAAGGAAAGCCGTGGGAGTTGTCCTTCGCGACTGGTAAATAAAAGGGTGTGGCGCGTGTATACGCGTTATGCTGGGCGGAGTCTTTTTCGGGGTACTGCACCCCTCCTTTCCTCCGCCCCTATAAAGAGGTAAACCATGAGAAATATACCCATAAATCAGAATAAAGGCTATGCAACGGCCGGAGCTTCCACCATCAAAAGAGCCCTGAAGGGCTTTAGGGCTATGTCCGGAAGCACCAGGGAAGATATAGACCTGAATAATTACACATTGCGGCAGCGGGGACGGCTTATGTATATGGGCGCCCCTATCGCCACCAGTGCGGTAAAGACCAGCAGGACAAATACAATAGGGCTGGGGCTGCAGCTCAATCCCCGTCCGGATATGGACTTCCTCGGGCTTGATGCAGATCGGGCAGCAGAGTGGGTTAAAAAAGTTAAGCGCGAATTCTCCCTATGGGCTGACAAAAAAGATACCTGCGACGCAACCGGGATAAATAATTTTTATGAGCTGCAGCAGCTCTTATTGATTTCCTGGCTTATGTCCGGGGATGTGTTCACCCTCGTACAGGCGAGGGATCCCCTGCCCGGAAAGCCTTACACCTTAAGGTTAAGAGCCGTGGAAGCGGACAGGATAGCCACCCCTGCAGAGGCAGGCGCGGCCATATTCACAAATATAACCACGGGCCGGAATCCGAAGAACAACAATATCATATACGACGGAGTGGAAATAGATAAGCAAGGCATGGCAGTAGCCTACTGGATCAGAAATACACACCCCGGCGAAAACTCAATGGAGCAGACCACCTTTACAAGGGTGGAAGCACGGGGAAAAGATACAGGACTTCCGAACATAATCCAGATAATGAACGCAGAGCGCCCAGATCAGTACAGAGGCGTGACTTTCTTAGCACCGGTCATCGAAGAACTCCTGCAGATAAACCGCTACACCGAAGCAGAGATCACGGCGGCAATTATCGAATCCTTCTTGACCGCATTCGTAACCACCACCGGCGACGGCTCGGAAATGCCCTTTAATGAAGTGGGCGCAGGATACGGAGAAGCGGAAGCGAGCTATGATCCGAACGAGTACGAAATGGGACCGGGTACCATAAACGTAATGAACCCCGGAGAGAGTGTTACATTTTCAGATCCCAAAAGACCGGGATCCGGATTCGCGGGATTCGTGGACGCAATATCCACGCAGATAGGCGCCGGACTGGAAATGCCTAAAGAAATATTACTGAAAGCCTTTACCTCTTCCTATTCGGCATCGAGAGGGGCATTGCTTGAAGCCTGGAAATCTTTCAATATGTACCGCACATGGTTCGTGAATGATTTCTGCAATCCCGTCTATGAATTATGGCTTAATGAAGCCGTGGCCATAGGCAGGGTAGACGCGCCCGGATATTTCTCTGATCCTGCAGTAAGAGCCGCATGGCTTAAATGTGAATGGATAGGACCTTCACAGGGTATGCTTGATCCCACGAAGGAGATACAAGCGGAGCAGATGGCGTGCGAGAACGGATTCAGCACCCATGCAGACAGCGCCCTCCGGCTCAACGGCTCTGATTATGACAGCAACATAGAACAGCTGGCACGGGAAGCCGATAAGGTAAGGGAGTACATGAGTAGTGCTCCGGCTTCCGGAGAAACGGAATCCGGCAGCGGGACCCCTACAGAAGAAGCCCCGGATGATCCTGAACAGGAAACAGAAGAAACGGATGCTAAAGAGATGATAAACATCTTGAAAGATATAAGACGTAACCAGATAATCTATGCACCCGACAGATAAGGAGAGTGAAAATGCCACAGATTAAAAACTTTATGAAGGATCTGAAGCCTTACGTGATAAATAAGGCTGAAGACGGCAAAAGCGCAAAAGTGAACCTGTACGGCGAAATAGTGGAGTCCGTACCGACGGACTGGTGGACAGGCGAGAAACTGGAAGGGCTCTTTATAGAGCTTGAATCATTCCTGAAAGACATAGAGGCGTTATCCGGCATGGATGATGTCTCTTTTTACATTAACTCCGTGGGCGGCGACGTTCACGCAGGAATATCGATATTCAATAAGATCCGGAGCCTTGCAGCCCATACCACTACCATAGTGGACGGCCTTGCAGCTTCCGCAGCGTCCATAGTAGCCCAGGCAGGAGACGAAAGAAAGGTATCGATAGGATCACAGACAATGATACACTGCGCCTCCGCCGGTCTTATCGGATATTACAACCGGGAAGACCTTAAGGGAGTGATAAATACCCTAAAGGCTTCCGATAATTCAATAGCGGAGCTTCTGGCAGACCGCACCGGACGGGATCAGAGCGACATCCTTAACATGATGAATAAAACAACCTGGATGACATCTGAAGAAGCTGTCAAGGAAGGATTTGCCGATGAAGTGATAAATAAGAGCGAGCCCGTAGTTGACCGCGTGGGAGATTCCATGATGTATGTGGTAAACGGGATTCCCTTTAACTTTTCACAGCAGACACTCCCACAGTTTAAGACCGTGGGATCATTTGCGCCCGCGCAACAGATATTAAGCGGCTCTGGGCCGGTTGATATAAATAATAATCCATCTAAATCACATAAGGAGGAAAAAAGCATGGATATTAAGGAATTAAAAGCCGCATATCCTGATCTTATCGACCAGATCACGGAAGAGGCAAGGGCGACGGCTCAGACCGAAAATGCTGAAGCTGTCAAGAATGCAGTTGATGAGGCGGTAAAGGCAGAGCGCGAAAGGATGAAAGAGATTGATTCCATAGCGCAGACCGTCGGTGCCGAGCTCGTTAACGAGGCAAAGTACGGCGATACCCCTATGAACGCAAAAGATCTTGCTTTTAAGGCAATGCAGGACCAGCAGGCAAAGGGTACAGAGTACTTAAAGAACCGCTCACAGGAGATTGAAAGCTCCAACGTGAACAATGTTACTGCGGATCCCGTAGGCGGATCAGAGAAAGATACCCAGGTTAAGGATATCGAAGACGGCGCCGCAATGCTTCTTGCAGGCGCAAGGAAATAAGGAGGAAGAAAGATGATAGTAGAAAACTATATTCCCGACAATCTCATTGCAGACAGCAACCAGCCCATTCACACAGGAACCGTAACGGTCAAGAGCGGAGAGGGCGAGCTTAAAAGGGGTTCAGTTCTTTCGAGAGAGCAGAACAACAAGTTCGTGATCACTGCAAGCACCTTAAGGGTAGGCGGATACCTTCCCGAAGTTGTCCTTGCAGAAGACGTTGACGCTACCAGCGCCGATACTGTAGCAGAGGTTTATACCTCCGGAGACTTCAAAAAAGAAGCGCTTAAAGTAGCAGAGCACCACACACTTGACGAGGCCGACCTTCTTGACCTTAAGAAGAACGGCATCTATGTCAAGGCCGGTATGTAAGAAAAGGAGGAGTAAAAACAATGGGTATCAACTTATATGACACACGTACAATGCTCGCAGCAAAGGAAGTATTCGCGCCCAAGGCTTCATTTTTAAGGGACAGATACTTCCCCACTTCCGATGCCGATATTTTCGACACCAAGAAGGTAAACATTGACTACAAGGATGAGCAGAATAACAGGATAGCACCCGCAGTGCTTCCCGGAACCGGCGGAATCCCCGTAGACAGAAGGGGTTATGAAACCCACGAATTCGAGCCCCCTACATTCGCACCCGAGAGAGCCCTTACAGAGGATCACCTTTTTACAAGGCAGGCTGGCGAGGTAATAGGCGGAGCTTTAAGCCCTGCGCAGAGGGAAGCCAATATCCTGGCTGAAGACCTGGCAGACTTAGGCCGTATGATCGACTTAAGGGAAGAGCAGATGGCAGCAAAGACACTGCTGGCAAACGGCTACACCATCAAACAGTATGCCGATAAGTTCGGCACACAGAGCGTCGACAAGCAGATCCTCTTCTACAGCGAAGAGAATAACCCTGCCGTATACACAAGCACCGGCTGGACTTCCAGCTCAACAAACATTATCAGCGACCTCGCTGCAATGGCAGACAGCCTGACAAAGAGAGGGCTTCCCGCCACCGATGTTGTGGTAGCCGGAGACGTTGCCGATGTAATGCTCGGAAACTCCGAGATCCAGGAGCTTCTTGACATCAGAAGGTACGAGCTCGGACAGGTTAAGCCTGAAGAGCTTCCCAACGGCGCTGTACTTATAGCAGTCCTTAACGTGAAGGGCCACATCATGAATGTATTCTCATATACCATGAGCTACACCGATGAAAGCGGTTCAAGCGTTGACTTCATTCCTTCCGGATCCGTAGTTGTGACCGCTCCCGCTTGCGGACGCACCGCTTACGGATGTGTGGCGCAGATCGAAAACGGCGCAACAGAGTACTCATATTACGCAGGACGCAGGGTACCGCAGGTAGTTGTAGACCACTACAACAACACTAAGACCCTGATCCTTAGATCAAAGGGACTCGCTATTCCGAACGTGAAGAATCCGTTCGTATTCGCTGATGTACTGAACTAAGGCGGATAAAAGAAAGGGGATAACATGCTGGTAAAGGTAAGTGAAAGCTACGCCGGGATGTATGGCGTATTCAACGAGGACATTAAGTCCGTGACCATAAAGACCAGGGAGAGCGCACCGTTTGAAGAAAATGATGCGCTCTCTTTACGCATGATCAAAAAAGGCGTTCTGGTTAAAGCCGATGGAAAGCCGGAGAAGCCCGTAAAGGAAGAAAAGAAGCCTGAACCCGTGAAGGAAGAAGCGCTTCCCTTCCCCGAAGGCGAATCCGTGGAGCCTGATGATGTCATTAAATCCCTTGATGATATGTCAATGAAGGAGCTCCGGGAAGAGGCTAAGAGTTACGGAATATCCTACAAGGTGGGAATGTCCAAAGAGCAGCTTATTAACGATATCAGGAATGCCGTTGACGAATTACCCCCGGTAATGGCAGCGGCTGAACCGGAATAAGGAGGGCTTTATGGCTTCAAAGAAAGCAAAAGCACCGGAAGCGGAAGCGCCGAAGGCGAAGAAGCAAAAGGTAGTAGCAAAACGCCCCCTCCTTTACGACGGGCTGGTAATTAAGACCGGAGAGGAGATCCCTTTCCGGAATGAAAAGGTAGAAGCCTGGATAAAGGACGGGTCCGCCGGATTGGAGTAAACCATGAGCGCATTTAAGGACATGGTGGCCGCGGATATCGAAGGCGTTTTCATTAACACCGATGAATTTGCGGACACCCATACATGGAACGGCGGAAGCGGCGCGTCCTATGAGATTAAGGCCGTGGTGGATGATGACATTTTAATCAGGCAGTATTCATCACAGTTTGATTTTATGGGACAGGATAGTCACATGATCTTCGCACCTGCAGCGGGATTCAAGAAGAAACCCAAAAACGGGGATACGGTTCACTTTGACAAGAACCTTTATACTGTGGACCGCATAGAGGAAGACATGGGAATGTATGCCATATTCCTTTTAAGGGGTAAGGGATGAAGATAAAAGCAAAGGTTGATAAATCAAACATCAACAAAGCTACAAAGGCGGTGTTTGCCGGAGGGAAAAAGGCTGTGGAACGGGCACGCTTAAGAGCGTTGAAAGCCGGAGCCTCCGCATTCACAAGCTCAAAAAAGGGCGGAGCGCCTGCGGTATATACAATAAAAGCGAGCGACCTGAAGGCGGCCACCAGCGTCAATAAGGACTCGATAGAGGTTAAATCGAGGCGCTATACCATAGGCGCAAGCCCTTCACACTTCCAGATCACCCCGAAGGCTTATAAATCGCAGAAGGGCATAAAAGTAGCGAAGCGCAAGAAAATGAGCGCAGCGATCAAAAAAGGACAAAAGAAACAGCTTCCCCATGCTTTCATCGCCAACCCTGCAGCAGTAAACGGCGGGCACGCCATGCTATGGGAAAGGGACGGGAAGCAGATAAGCCCCATGCATTCCCTTTCTGCAGCGCAGATGATAACCAATCCTGAAGTAGAGGAGGCTGTCATGACTGCGATAAATGAAACCTATGAAAAGAGGCTGGATCACGAGCTTAAAAGGATGGGATTATGAAAACGGTACAGGCTGAATTATTGCGGATTAAGGATTACCTTGACGCAAAGATCAAAGAGGAAAATTTCAGGATGGCACGACCACCGGAGGAAGGGGACGAAGAAAGCCCCTTGAAGGCTGTAAAGCCGAAGGTGGCGGTGGGAAACATACCACACACGAATTTTTCTTTATACGGATCTGTGGATGACCGATTTTATCAGGCTCCCTATATTCTCGTAGGCTATGAGAAAGCCAATTATCACCCGGATAACGAGGAGATAGATGTACTGATACAGGGATGCGCATACACGGCGGCATCTTATGAGATAGCAGAAGAAGACGATGAGAGCATAGCATTTCCCGACAACATGGGCGTGCTGGACGTAACCGGTATGCTGGAGCATGTTATGGGATGGATCAGAGACATACCGACCTTTGCGGCCGGGATGGAATTTGAAATAGGCAATTACGGAACGGTGGCCTATACGTATCCATACAATTTCGGATACCTTACGTTTCAGTTAAGAACCAATGTAGGGGCATTACCCCGACCTAAACTTTTTTAAGGAGGAAATAAAACGATGGCTAATGGAATTATAGCTAATCAGGTTGACGCTGCGGCCTTAAAAGTCGCAATGGCAACCAGCGCAATACCTGTTTATCTGGGGCAGGCTCCTATATGGCAGGTAGATGATGAGCACTGGGCTGATCTTGCCGGACAGACCTTTGTTATCAAGAATCTTGATGATATGAAGGAGAAGATAGGTTTTTCAATGCCTGCATCCGGAGCCTGGGAAAAGGAACAGTCCCTTTCAATGGTAGCATATTACCACGCAAAGATCGAAAAGATCCTTCCGATCATCATGATCATCAATAAGACGGCGATCACCGCAGCGGACGCCACACCCGTGGAGATTACTTTCGTGAAGTCCATGGCAAAGCTGCAGGGAAGCAATATCGTCCTTAACAGCATTAAGCTCACAGACGGCGACCCTACAGAACCCACAACCTACGAAAAGGGCGTTGATTACACCGTGGCTTATGACAGCACCGGACAGAATGTAATCATCAGCTCCGTATCATTAGAAACCGCTACGGTTGAATATAAGACCGTAACACCTTCAAATATAGCCTTCTCAAAAGACACCTATGAGGAGATAGATTATATTCCGCAGAATACGGGCTATATTCCTGCGGCCCTTTCCGCTCCCCTGTGGGACAAGGAAGAGGATACCGGCGGAAATATCGTAATGAACAAGCTCGCCGCAATCGCTGAAGAGCCTGTGGATAAGCATTACTACTGCCAGGCAATCGGACAGCTGGAAAGCAGCACCAGAACCGGAGCCCTTACGGAAAAGGAGCCCTACACTTCCCCGAAGCTGAAAGTGTGCTGGCCTTTCGTAAAGATCGGATCCTTTATCTATCCTGTATCCCTTATTTTCAGCGCAAGGCGCGAAATCGTGGATAAGAGAAACGACGGAATCCCTTACGAATCCGCTTCAAACGAATCAATCACCATTGATTCGCTTGTGGATAAGTCAGGAAACGTTATCAAGCAGCTGGAGAAGGAAGCCGACACCCTCAATGCTAACGGTATTGCTACCATGGCATTCACTACTAATATGCAGTGGAATACTTACGGCGTGTGCATGGCCAACTATTCAGAGGCGAACAGGGGCAACATACCGCCCAACAAGCTGAATGATGCAGCTGTCCAGATGATGGACTATATCTGCAACGATTTCGAGCTGCAGTTCGGCGATATTGTCCATAAGCCCATGTCAGTCCGGACGGCAAACGACATCGTGGAGGTCTACCAGAAGAAGCTCAATGCCTATACATCGCAGGGAATGCTTGTAGCTGGCACGATCTCCTTTGAACCTTCCGAGAATTCCACAGCAGACCTGGCAGATGGACAGTTCACATACAGCATCACAGAGACTAACACACCGCCCGCAAAGGCTATCATCGCAAACGTTACCTACGACAGCGATGCCCTGGATGCTTATTTCAGTGCAATGGGAGAGGAGGATTAAATCATGGAAAAATATGTATATAATTTGACCGACTTCGCCCACAGGGTCAGCAAGGACGGTACCAGCTGGAATAATACCGACAACCTTAAGGGCTTCAGCCTTCCGGATGTGGAGCCCGGATCGAACGAGGTAAGCGGCTATTCTGGTCTTAACGGCACGATCCAGATCATTGACTGGGCCAATATCGGAGCAATGGAGCTTACGCTTAAGTTTGCGACCATCCCCGAGACCGGCGACCTCATGAGCCCCGACAGGCAGTACCACCAGCTTGTATGGCTGGAGCAGTACACCGATAAGGATCAGAACGTGGGCTGGATGACCTATAAGGTATATGCTACGGCGATGCTTAAGAAGATCCCTGGAGGCGATAACGCAAAGGGTGAGAGCAACGAAAAGGAATTCGTTTACGGCATCAATACGTATAAGTTCACCAGAAAGGCAGACAGCGGCGAGGAAGAGGTTATCATTGACTATGATCCCATCAACAAGGTGCTGATCCTCGGAGGCGAGGATTACGGCGACAAGATGAAGACCGCACTTGCAAGTTTTTAATCAGTAAACATTAACCAGATCCCCGGCCATGTGCCGGGGATTTTTTACAAGAAAGGGAAAACAAAATGAACAACGACAAGAATTTAGTAAAGGTAACAGACGGAGAACCAAAGAAAGAAGAGACAGCGGAGGTCGTAAACACTGATGCACTGGAAGTCAATGCCGAAAACATCGACCAGATAGTTAAGTCAGGAAAAGGGATCCTCAAATTATCAAAAGAAATTGAAATAGACGGGAAAAAGACCGATTCAATATATTTTGACTTTTCATCAATGAGCGGAATCCAGTACCGCAACATCATCCGGAAAGTCGAGAAGAAGAATAAAACCAGCCTGCAGGGACAGCCCGCAGGCGATATCGATGTGCAGACGGAAGTCTTTTCCGTTGCCTCCGATATACCCGTGGCAATCATAGCCTCCGATCTTTCTATGAAAGATTTCGCCCTCGCAAGCACGGTGACATACGCTTTTTTAATGGCGTAGAGGGTGACACAAAGGAAGGCCACACCCTCGCAGAGGATAAAGCCACATACATATCCAGATACAGCCACACAGGATTCATGGAAGCCCTGGGAATGAGTTATGACATGCTGGACAGCTTTTATAACAATCTCAGGGATCTTCTGAAGGCAGAAGCAAAAGAAACGGAAGAAGCGATAAAGAAGGCAAGAAATGGCAAGCGGTAAAGAGATAAAAACCACAATAACCCTTGAAGGAAGCGTCGGCGAAAGCCTGAAGAAGGCGTTCGATACCGCCTCCAGTATGGCGGATAAGAGCTCAAAGCATATTAACGGCGTAATGGGGAAACTGGGCGGATTCGCAAGCGGAGCCATGAAAGCAGGCTTTACAGCTGCGGCTGCCGGAATCACTGCGGTAGGTACGGCGGCGGTGGCCGGAGCAAAGGCGGCCATTGACTTGGGGAAGTCCTTTGAACAGGCATCCAACACCATAAGGATAGGCACCGGAGCCACCGGCGAAGCCCTGGATGATCTCAATAAGAGCTTCGACGAAGTATATAAGTCTGTCCCTACCACAATGGAAGCGGCGTCACAGGCTATAGCAGATTATAATACCCGTTTAGGCTTGACGGGCCCGGAGCTTGAAGGGATCTCAAAGCAGGCCATACAGGTATCAAATCTTTTAGGCGACGATCTTACAAGCGTGATAGAGGAAAGCTCCCAGGCATTCCAGCAGTGGGATATTTCCGCCGAAGATATGGGCGGCGCCATGGATTACGTATTCAAGGCAGCCCAGTCCACAGGCGTAGGATTCACGGATCTTATGAGCGGCGTACAGCAGTACGGGGCCCAGATGAAGGAAATGGGCTTTTCCTTCGAGGAAACCACTTCCCTTTTAGGACAGCTGGATAAAGCCGGAATCAATTCGGGCGAGGTAATGGGAGCCTTAAAGAAGTCTGTAGGTGCCTTTGCAAAAGAAGGAATGTCAGCTTCGGAAGGCTTGACGCAGTACATAACAAAGATACAGGAAGCCGGATCCGCAGCGGAAGCCACAGCGATAGCAAGCGAGGTGTTCGGAGCGCGGGCAGGATCAACAATGGCCGCAGCCATAAGGGACGGCAAATTATCAGTATCAGAACTTACAGCCGAGCTTATGGCTTCAGATGAAACCATAATGAAGGCTGCCGAAGATACAGAGACATTCCCACAGAAGCTGCAGAAACTTAAGGCAACGGCGGAAGTAGCGCTTAAGCCGGTAGTAAATAATTTCATGGATATAGCAAATAAGGCTATTCCCATGATCGGCGACGCGGCGGAGAAGGTTATACCGGAGATATCCGGATTTCTTTCAGAGCTTGCACCGGTATTCGGCGATGCAGTAGGGGCAATTATCCCTATGTTGTCAAACGTGATCCAGAAAGTGACACCGTTGCTGAAGGATGCGCTGGCGGCGGTTCCAGGGATAATCGCAAATATAAAAGGCGCTGTATCGAGAATAATGCCACTCATTCAGTCCGCAATTCCTATGGTAAAGGATGGAATAACGGCCGTACAGAATGCGATATCTTCAGCAATGCCCTATATACAGCAGATCGTTGACGCCGCTATCCCTGCTTTTCAGAGTATGGGTGCTGCGATAATGCCAATAGCCACAACGCTGGTGGAGCAGATTTTCCCTGTTTTACAGCAGATAGGGGGACTGCTGATTTCGACGTTAACACCGATCATCACGCAGATATTCAATACCATCACAACACTGATGCCTACAATAACGCCCCTCATTCAGTCAGCAATAACGATGCTGGGTGCTCTGTATACCAATGTTCTTTTGCCGATAGGCTCATTCCTTGCGGGTGGCCTGGTACAGAACATCCAGAACATACTTAACGCGGTAACACCGGTAGTGAACGGGATAATGATAGCCCTGCGAGGGCTTCTTGATTTCCTTACGGGCGTATTTACCGGAGACTGGCAGCGGGCATGGGAAGGCATTAAGACCATCTTTAACGGCGTATGGGAAACCATGAAAGCCATTGTCAGAGGGGTTATAAACACAATTATAAACGGTATCAACAACATACTCCGTGGAATAAACAGCACCATAGAGGCATTAGGCGGCAAGGCGCTTGAAACCATAGGAATAAAGGCAAAGATACCGTTGATCCCGAACGTAGCCTTTGCAAAAGGCGGAACGGTAACAAGTCCCACAGTCGCCCTTGTAGGCGAAGGCGGAGAACCGGAGACCATAATACCGCATAACAGTAGCGCAAGAAGCAAAAGCCTTGTAAACGAGGCAATCCGTGGCGTATACGGAGCCGGAGCGACCATAACAAACGGCGGAAGTGATAACAGATCATATACCATAAACTTCTCGCCTGTTATAGAGGGCGCAGGGCTTACAGATAAACGCCTTCAGGATGCTTTCGAGGAATTCAAGCGCAATATGACAGCCTTCATGGAAGAACAGGAAAGGGAGTCGTTCGCATGAAACAGATAACCGCAGAGCAGGGACAGACCTGGGACATGATAGCGAAGCTCTATATGGGCGATGAAATATTTACAAAAGACGTAATGCTGGCAAATTGCGATAAAAGTGATATAGCCATATTTGACGGCGGGGAAGTCCTGAACATTCCGGAAGGCACTGATACCGATGAGGAGTAAAAATGAAGGTACTTTTTAACGATGAAATGATCGAAGAGTCGCCGAACAGCTGTAATTATACGGCATACCTTGAAGGGCAGTGTGATTCCCTTGAAATGGTATTCGATGACAGTGAAGGGGTTATAAAAGCCCTGGAGCTGGAAAAAGGCGATACCGTGCAGGTAGTCGAGGGAAACATAGACACCGGTGAAATGTATATATCAGGGATAGATTACAGCGGATCGCAGGCAGCGGTCCGCGCCCTGTCCCTTCCCCTGTCCGCTTTTAAGACGGATAGCCAGGGATGGGAGAATGTGACCCTTGTGGCAGCGATCAGCGACGTACTGGAAGAAACAGAGCTGGAAATTGAGTACATAGACAGACCGGAATTCACATATAAAGAGCTAGTGCGTATCGAAGAAGATCCGCTTAAGTTTATTTCCGGAAAATTAAATCTTGAAGGCTTCGGGATCCGGGTAAATAACAATACGGTCTATATATTTGATGAAAGAAAGCTGGAAAAGGAAGAATACACGCTGCAGATGACAGCTGAAGAATTTGACGATACCCCGGATTATTCCACGAAGGATGCCAAACTGGTTTCACAGGTGGAAAACTCATATAAAACATCAGACGGGACCCCTATAAGCACCATAGAAAAATCAGGACTCGAAGGCAGGATCCTCCGCCTTAATATGGCCGTGAACAGCGTGGACGAATCAATACGCTTTTCAAAAGGAATGATGAGGACGGCGAATAAATACGAGTATCTGGCAAAGGGAGCCGTGGAGAACCTGGACCGCAAGCCTGGAGAGATCATCTATATAGCAGATGCACCGAAAGGCCACACCGGGGAAAACCTGATCTACATGATAAAGAACGACCTTACCGGAAACAGGCAGACCTTATTCATGAGGCGGCCCATAGAAGGAGATTACTGATGTATAAGACGGCCAAAGTAATAAGCGTATCAGGCACGGAAGCCCTGGTATTATTCACGGACTTAAACATACAGAAGACAGCTGAAATCATGAAAGAGGTAACGGTGGCACCGAACGATACGGCAATAGTACTGCATCAGGCAAACCTTACAAACTGCATGATAATAGGTGTAAAGGAGCAGTAAGATGGCTTATATCTATACCTTTATGTGGCTGGAGAAAACCCTCTATGTCACACAGGATGAAATACTTACTTACGAAAATTTAAGTACTTCCCACACCTACAACACAGAGGAAAAGAAGAACGGAAAGAAGATGCCGAAAACCAAGGACATAGGCCCCGGAATCGGCACGCTCTCCTTTACCATAAAGCTCTCCGCCCTTAAAGGCAATGATGTACAGGCGGAGCATGACTGGTGGGTGGCTGAATGCGAGAAGGGCACATACTCATATATCTATATGGGTGGCTCCAAATTCGGCAATTATAAGTGGCGTATCAACAAGGTGGACATGGCGGACCTTGTCACCATTAACGACGGCACTTTATGGAAATCCTGCACCTTAAACATAGGCTTCGAGGAGTATTACGTTAAGGTTAAAAAGACCAAAGCAGAGAAGAAAGCCGCAAAACTCCAAAAGAAGATGCGAAAAGCCCTGGAGAAATCCATGAATGCCAAAAATGAGCGGGCGAGGGCGAAATACGCAGCGCAGGCAGCCAATTATAAAGTACAGTACGAAGCCCAGAAGGTCATAGCCGCAGAAGAAAAAGCAAAACAGGCAGAGAAACAGGCACAGTCAGTCCAGATGTTCTATACATACTATGATCAGCTGAACGCCGGGGAAGATTACAAGCTCCTCCAGCGAAAGATCAAAGAGGAATGCAAGAAAACGAAAGGATCATAATGGCTTATTCATTTCAGAGGGGTTTAACCCTGTCAGAACGGATCACAAAGAACGTGCACGATATGCTCGAATTTGAAAAAGGTACGGTCTGCTATGACCGTGAAATGGGCGTGTCCACTGATTGGCGGCACAAAGACAAGGATAAATATACCGCCCAGATGATCACGGAAGCTGAAGACATGATAAACGAGCGGGAAACCCGTGTACACACGGCCCTTTCCATGAAGGACGGGGAAATATATGCAGAAATTACGGAAGGAGAGGGCGATGATTGATTTAGTATATTACGACTCCGAGAGCATGATGGATGCGCTCATAGAGAAGTTCGAGGAAGGCACCATGGATCCGGAGACCGGCGAAAAGATCAGCGTAACGGATGCGGATTACGATGCCGATATCAGGGCGATCCTTTCGGCCATTAACTACATGGGCGAGTGCATATTTAACCAGATCAATACAGAGGCGAACAATAACCTTGTAGCCTTCTGCGACGAGACAAATCTTATATATAAGGGCGTGGAGCGGAATACCTACCGCCTTCCTGCAGATTACGCCCAGACAACCCTTGAATTCACGGTATCAGAAAATGCCCCTGAAGCCGTAACGGTACCAAAAGGCACGAAGGCGACGGCGGACGGAACGATTCTTTTTGCCACAGCCGAAGAAGTAACCATAAACCCCGGAGAGACCGGCGAGGCGCTGGCATTATCCACAGAGCCCACAAAGGACGCGAACGGATACACCCCCGGATCCATAAATATCATGGTCAATTCGGTCCCTTATGTCACAGCAGTAACAAATACGACAGTTTCAAGTGACGGCTGCGACGTGGAAGACCTTGAAGCCTTCCGGAAGCGGGTATTATACGCACCGCTCACCTTCTCTGATGTAGGTACCGCACCGGCATACAGGCAGAAGGCAATGGAAGTGAGTGCGGCCATAGCGGACGTTGTAGTAACCCATGATGATAACCTGATATACATCCATCTATTATGTCAGGACGGCGCACTTCCTTCAGCTGATCTTATCGCCTTGTGTCAGGAATACCTTACAAAGGAAGAGATCAAAGCGGAAACAGATCTTATCACCTGCTATGCTGCAGAGCAGGTGGAGTATTCCCTTGAAATGACTTACAAGATTTCGCAGCGGGACACTGAAAAAGCCACAGCCATCCAGGAAGCGGTTGAAAAAGCCATAGATGATTACATTACGGAAATAAAGTCAAAGATGGGAATATCCGTAAACCCTGAAATGTTCAGAAAGGTGGCCTATGAAGCCGGAGCTGCTTCGGTAACGGTGACGTCTCCGGAATACATATCTTTTGAACCTTACCAGGTCGCAAAGTGTACCGGGAAGAGCATCACATATCAGGGACTTCTTGAATAGGAGGCGCCATGAAGATATCAGAGACAAAACTTTTAGACCTCCTTCCGGAGTGCATGAGGGAAGACCGGATCATTAAAGGCTTCTCAAATGCGTGGGACTACCTGCAGACAAAGGCGACAGAAAAGATATATCTGGTGAACCTCTTTGAAAACCTTGAAATATTAACGGTTGATCAGATAGACCAGGTAGCAGCGGCAATAGATATCCCGTGGTACAACACGGAATACGAAAAAGATAAAAAGATCAGCATAATCCGGCATTACATCCGGATGTGCTTTAAGCTTGGAACCGTCGAATCAATCTTAAGTATATCCCGTGATATATACGGCGATGCTGAAGTGCACGACTGGTATGATTACGGAGCTCCGCAGTGGAGGTTCAAAATATCCGCTGATTTTGGAAGCTACACCACAGAAGAGGCTTTAAGCAAATTAACTCGTATCGTCCGGGATATAAAGCCTGCAAAGGCAATGCTTAACCCCGTGGAATTCCTCATACACCAGGACGGAGAAGTATTTGCGGCCGTGGCACCCACAACCTGTATCTTTGCGCCGGATATATACGACGCTGATATAAATTAAAGGAAAGGAGAGAGTAATGGCGAACCAATTTGCAAAAGCCGTGACAACCAGCCTCGGGCGGGTGCTTATGGCCGCCTCGCTGTCAGAAGAGAAAGCCATCGAATTCACATCAGTCCACACGGGCGACGGTGTTTACTCTGACAGTGAAAAGACCAGGGAAGCTCTGGAAGCCATGACAGCACTTAAGTCGGACAAACAGAACTTTCCAATATCAGGAATCCACCACTTAAGCGACTATGTGGCAAAGATTACAAGCGTCCTGTCAAACGAAGGACTGGAAGAAGCGTATTACTGGAATGAAGTCGGCGTTTATGCAAGGCTTGAAGGCTCCACAGCGGAGCCTATTTTATTTTCAATAGCCGTTATAGCCCAGGGGCAGGGCACACAGATCCCGGCATATTCATCCACAACGGTATTGAATATCTCACAGAGCTTTTATCTGCAGGTAAGCAACACCTTTAACACCACCATTCTGGTAAACCATGACACCTGCGAGCTGATAATGGATGCCGGCCTTAATGCTGATCTTATCACGGAAGACACCAGCACCCTTGTGGCGGCAATCAATGAGGTAAAGACATCAACAAACGAACTGGAGTATATGATCGGCCACAACCGCTTCTACGGCGGAATCGTGGACGATGATGGAAACCATATCGTGGATGATGATGGAAACAGGATCCTCGGAGACTGGAAATTTTCAATACTTTAATAAAAGGAGAAAACAATGACAGACAAATTTTTTACGGACTTCGCAGAAGCCGCAGAAGTGGACAGCACCGATATATTTCTGATCCACGACGGCAACGGAGTCAAAAAGGTAACAGCAGAAACCCTTGACGAATCCCTGAAAAACGATTTTTCACAGACAGCCGGATACCATAATGGCATCTACAGGGGCAAATTACTGGGAGACCATGTAACAGATGAACAGTACGCAGAGATATCAGCCGGAACATTCAAGGGCATGTATATCGGAGATTACTGGACAATAAGCGGGGTAAATTACAGGATAGCGGCCTTTGATTACTGGCTGCACTGCGGAGATACAGAATGCATCACGCACCACGTTGTTATCGTGCCGGATACCTGCCTGGAAACAGAAAAGAAGATGAACGATTCAAACGTTACTACGGGCGGATATCCCGGATCCAAGATGTACGGCACTGGCGTGGATCATTCAGGCGGAAACCTTGAAGGCTCAGTGAACATTATTAAAACCGCTTTCGGAAATGACCATCTGCTTGTACACAGGGAATATATCGCCAACGCAGTATCGAGCGGAAGGCCCAGCGCCGGAGCATGGATGGATAGCAAAGTGGATCTCATGAATGAGCACATGGTTTATGGAGGCAAATTCTTTGAGGTTACATCCGACGGAAGCACCGTGCCTAATGTTTACAGCACAAGCAAGTCACAGCTTGCCCTTTTCAGGTTGGATCCTTCAAGGATCACAAACCGTGTGGACTGGTGGCTCCGCGATCCCGTTTCGGCGGCGCACTTCGCCGGTGTCAGCCTCTACGGTTTTGCGAGCAACGGCTACGCGTCCGCCGCTTTTGGCGTGCGCCCGGCTTTCGCAATCATAGCGTAGCGCAGCGGAGCGAATCTTTAATCCCCACCCCTCGTGGGTGGGGTAGGGAAGAGAAAGAGTAGAAAATGAGTGTACCTAAAGGGAAGAGAAGGCTTTCACGATTCGAGGCACAACACGCATACATCAAACTAAGGCAGGAAGTGACAACACTAATGCTGCTGGATTTCGGCTTTTCAAAGGAAAAGTACGAAAAGATGATAGAAAGATATGCGGAGACACATAAGACGGCGGCAAACGTGGAAGAAGTAGTGGAAAGATACAGAAAGAAATGCGAGGCATTTTATAACTGGTTTATAGACCGCGAGTGCGATGCGATAGGTGATATCCTCCGGAAGATCGACAGCGAATTTACAGAAGGTAATTCAATCTATATGTCAGACACGCCAGCCCGGTTAATGGAATTCTGCGAGAGAAGAAAACACATAAACAGGGCAATAAGCCACTGCTATATCCTGAAGCAGGAATTAAACTACGTGATCAGAGCTCTTCCGGTGGACTTAAATAAATATACAAGATTCGCAGAAATGATCGATAAACAGATAGCGCTATACAAAGGCGTAAGGCAGGCGGATAACAGGTATTTTAAAGAGAAAGACCGGAAATGGAGAAAACCGGATAAACATCCGGAAAAGAATCCGGAATAATATGGGGCAGTTCTTGTAGTGTGAACTGGTGGCTCCGCGATCCCGTTTCGGCGGCGAACTTCGCCAATGTCAACAACAACGGTAATGCGAACAACAACAACGCGTCCAACGCTAATGGCGTGCGCCCGGATTTTCGCGGATATAGGTAAGACCTCTGAAAGGCAGATATCCGTAGCGAAAGGAAGGGCTGTCCCTGCCTGTAAAGGCTAAAAGAAAGCGTATATACGGAATCGTCCTGCGCCGATTTGCCCTATGGGAACGGATACGTCTGTCTCCCTATACGGGGCTTAACCCGACAAAAGGGAGCGCAGGAATTTTTTAGGAGATTTAATTAAATATGGAAACCGTGTCGGATATGAACAACCTTTATGATGCTTTTCTGGCATCAATGAACGGCAGTTCATGGAAAGAAGAGCCACAGCGGTTCGAGATCGATGTTTTATCAGAGCTGGCCGCCCTACAGCGCAAACTTGAAACAAAGACATATAAAACCACGCCCGGATCAGAATTCACCTTGAATGAAAGAGGGAAGATAAGGCATATCCATGGCGGACGGATGCGCGACAGGGTAGTGAGGCACTGCTTATGCGATAAAGTATTAACACCGGCGCTCGAACCATACCTTATTCACAATAACGGTGCAAGCCGCAAGGGTAAGGGTGTTTCGTTCGCAAGGGAGCAGTTCGAAAAGGATCTTCACAACTTTTACCTAGAACACGGCCACAATAACGGTTATGTGGGATTCGTGGACTTTTCAAAATTCTACGACAATATACCACATAAGGGGATCATGGAAAGCATCGAGCCCTTGATCGATCCGTTTTCGGCGTGGTTATTAAGGGAGATCGTAAGTACCTTCCGGATAGATGTTTCATACATGAGCGACGAAGAATATGCAGAATGTATGGAAAAGAAATTTAATTCTGTCCGGTATTACGAGGAAGTGAGTCGTGAAATGCGGACCGGCGAGAAATTCATGGAGAAATCCGTGGATATAGGAGATCAGACCTCGCAGGATATTGGCGTGTTTTATCCCACACGGATAGATAATTACGTGACAGTAGTCCGGGGATTCAGGAAATATGTGAGATACATGGATGATATAGCCATGATCCACGAAGACCGGGATTATATCAGAGAGACCATAGAAGGCATTAAGAAAGAAGCCTCTGAAATGGGGATGTTTATAAACGACAAGAAGACAAGGATCGTCAGAATGTCAGACACCTTCACATATCTACAGGTGCGTTATTTCGTGACCAGCACCGGGAAAGTGGTAAAGAGGATAAATCCCCGGTCTCTCACAAGGGAAAGAAGGCGTTTGAAAGCATATAAGCGCCTTATCAGCAAAGGCGAAATGACATACGACCGGGTGGAGCAGGCATATAAATCCTGGATGGGCGCCTTCACCAAAATAATGTCAAAGAAACAGATCAAGCATATTAAGGAACTTTACAAAGAGCTTTATGGAAAGGAGCCAAGATGGAAACAGTAACAATTACCTTCAAGGACAGGACAAAGATTACCGCAGAGGTAAACGGAAGCAACTATATCACGGATTCAAAGCCTTCATTTCCGGAGGATCTTACGGATATCACGATAGATGAAGGCGGAAGCAAGCGCACCATAGAAAACGGGCGCGTTATCGAGTGCGCCCCTATGGATAACCGCTACTGGTTTGCAATAATTGAGATCCCGGAGCAGGAAAGGATACTCACTCACTTGCAGTCAAGTATTGATTACATTGCAATTATGGCAGATATAGACATTTAAGGAGGATATAGCAATGGCAAAAAAATCAGAAACACACAGCCCCAATTTTGAAAAGATAAAGTACTACTACACGCACCATTATTGGACTATCACAATGGTGCGGAACGTGACAAAGAAAGGGACGATAACCCCGGAAGAGTACAAGGAAATCACTGGCGAGGATTACGAGGCATGACACCGCTGGAAGTGATCGAAAGGCAGAACGAGATCATCCGCTTACAGGCGGATTCCATTAACGAGCTCTTCAAGCTCTTAATAGAGCACATCACAGTTGAAGAGGCTGATAAGCTGCCTGTACTTAAAAAGATAAATCTTGCAGCCGAAATCAAGGCGGAGATTGAAGACGAACCTATCAACTGATACACGGGTGGCGTGCGCTGCGTTTTATACACAGCGAGGGGGACAGCGGGCACACAGGAAAGGATAACAATGGACAGACCGATCATGATGACACCGCAGGATATTGTAAATATTGTGATAGCCGTGGCCGGAGCGATCATAACGATATCCGGAGCCATCACAATCATAGTGGCATTCATAAAAAAAGCCCAGGAACCGGAAGCGAAGCAGAATGAACGCATCAAGACGATAGAAAACCATTTATCAGAGATCGATAAAAAGCTGGCAATGGACAAAAAAAGACTTGATAACATAGAGTACGGCCATGAAGTAACGCAGGAAGCTCTTCTGGCACTCCTTAATTATCAGCTTAACCCTGATGATAAGGGAGTGCTGATCAACGCAAAGCGGAATCTGGAAACTTATCTGGTACACAGAAAAGAGGCGTAATATGAAAGCTCCGAAGCAAATAAAGACATTGACCGTAGTGGTCATAATCTGCATCATGATTGTTATTTTATACATCATAACCGCCATTGTACTCCAGTGCGTTCTTGATAAGACGCTGCCCGACAGTCTTAATCAGGGGGTCCTGCTTTTGTTCGGATCCGAGCTGGCCGTCAGCGGATTTATTAAGATATTTAAGATCACAAAGGAATAAGGAGGAAACCATCATGGATATGGTAAATTTTGAAATACTTGCACTGATCAGCATATTAACCACATTAACCACAGAAGCAGTAAAAACCCTCATGAATAAGGCTGACATGAACTATATCAGCAATATCATAGCGGTTATTTCAGCGGTGATCATTTCAACGGTCGTGTGCGTGGTGTATCCGGTAATAATGCAGGGAGCCGTCGTAAACGCCCAGCTTTTATTTAAGGCGGCGGTTATGGCATTCTTTGCCGTTCTTTGCGCTACATTGACCTTTGATAAAGTGGTCCAGGCACTTAAGAAACTTAAGGAGTCATAATATGAAGACATCACAGAGAGGCATTGACCTGATAAAGGGATTCGAAGGATGCAGGCTTGTGGCATATAAGCCCGTACCCACAGAAAAATACTGGACGATAGGATACGGCCACTACGGGCCGGATGTAGTGCCGGGTATAAAGATCACGCCCGGACAGGCAGAAACATACCTGAAGGCCGATCTTGCAAAATTCGAGAAGGATGTGGATAATACAGGGCTTAGCCTCAACCAGAACCAGTTTGACGCCCTGGTATCATTTACATATAACTGCGGAGCCGGAAACCTTAAGACGCTGATAAAGGGCCGCACCCTTCCGGAAATAGCGGAAGCCCTTCTGAAATACACAAAGGACAGCTCAAAAAGAGTGCTTCCCGGACTTGTGCGCCGGAGAAATGCCGAAAGAGCGTTATTCTTAACTGGAGTCGCTGCAACTGCAGATCCGAACCGGAATCCGTATACCGAGCCCACAAAAGCGGTGCGCTACAATTCAAAAGGCAACGATGTCCGCTGGATGCAGTACGCATTAAATAAAAAAGGAGCCCACTTAACCATTGACGGCGTGGCGGGCCCGAATACGATAAACGCTCTCCGCGATTTCCAGCTTAAGGCCGGGCTCACGGTTGACGGGATCTGTGGAGAGAACACAAGAAAAGCCTTAAGATAACTCTTCTCCATAATATTCTCCTTTCGGCGGCAATCCCTTCCCCCGGGGATGCCGCCCTTTCTTTTATTTTAAATCTGCAAGTATAAGGGATTTAATGTATCCCTGGATATTATCAACGCTTTCCAACTTCTTAATTATTTCAGCGTCGGATTCCCTGTTAAGTTTAAGATGCACCATTCTGAATTTTTCCTTATTTGCCTGATCATACTTCTTTTGTGCTCTTTTCGATGCTTCACTCATATCTTTCCTTTCTGCCCTCGTGACCTCCGGGGCGGGTAGTGTGGTTAAGCGGTTAATTTGTCAGATGATAATACAGGGCACATGCTGTAAACCCCTTCAGGGTAAACGGTTTCTAAACCGTCCCTATGGCTGTTTACCTTGCGGCGTGTGATCCTGCCACAATCATCCAGCAGGGTAACGGTCTTAGCTGTACGCTTTACAACCTTATAAGTATAAACGCAGTTGTGGTCACATACAGAAGTTGTGAAGTAGGTCCTGCCTACTACGAAGCCTTTGATAACTTCGGCTTTATTTGCGTATGCCTGGGCGATTGCTGCTGTTACGAGTGTGCTGTAATCTGTCATGTTAGTACCTCCTGTATGGTAAACTGCTGTGAGTGAGTTCCTTCTTTACGTTGGCGTTGCCCCGCAGGTCTTTAGCCGCCTGCGGTCGCTGTTGCCAAACTCTACGCCCTGGCAACCGGGCGGGTATTTTGTTGTCGTTTCCTTAACTCTGATATAAGTATACACCTATATTATATATATGTCAACACCTATATAATAAAAAATGCGGTGCACCTTTAGAAATGAGGGATGTCGCTTATTTTATATTAAATCCCAGCGTGATATAATATTAAGAAACAACTGAATAGCCGGAAGCTCATAACAACATCTAAAGGTGGCCAAACGAGCTTCCGGTGTGAAAGTCCGGGGATTTTTGTTCTCATAAACGTTCTCATGAAACCCTATAAAAGGCGGAAATAAAGGAAAAGTTACCGGGTTCGAGTCCCCGAAGCTCCATAGTTCAAAAAAGCCTTGAAATAGCGCAGTTGCGCCGTTTCAAGGCTCTTTTTATGTTCTAAAATATTGGAAGAAAAACAACGAAAAATCAACGTTTTTCGCATATGGCAAAAAATTTGTTCTCACGTTTGTTCTCATGAAATCTTAAAAATATGATCCCTGGGTCAGGGATGTGGAAATTATTTCATAAGTTTTTCGAAATGCTTATTTATTTTCGCTGATTCCTTTTTCTTCACGTCGCTTAGAGTATCCCTATATACCCTTTTCATTACATGAGAGGTTTTCCAGCCTCCGTTATCGAGTATATACTGCTCTGGCATTCCCAGGGCATGGGCTATTGATACCCAGTAATGCCGGAGATCGTGGAAACGGAAATAAGGCACGCCTGCTGCCCTTACAGCCCGGATAAACCGCATCGTGATCATGTGGGGGTTAAGGCCGGGGAAGATCCTGCCGCTTTTCTTACATCTTTTCTTAAGCCTCTCGATCACCATAGGCGGAAGCATGGCTTCCCGGTTCGACTCATCTGTTTTTGCATAATGGTTTATAACATAGATCTTGTTTTCATCCATGATCATATCTTTATTTACTTTTACACCGTACTTTGTTATATCAGTGTTCTCCAGACAGGCTATCTCTCCCCTACGGAGGGATCCGAATGCGGAAAGAAGAATGAAATCATATAGTTCCTCTCTTTTCTCTCCCCCGCCTTTGACATAATCAAGGAGCTTATTGACTTCTTTATCTATCGGCGTGTATGTCTCCGGGTTCTTCTTTCTGGGGAGCGTCACCCTGTAGGAGCATCCGAACATGAGAGCGGCGGAGCTGAAGAGGGAATATATATTCCTTACGCTCTTTCCGGAGAAGCCCGAAGCCGACAGCGAGGAAACAAAGAGCTGCACCTTTTCATCCGTAAGGCCCCGGAGACCTTCTCCGCCGAAAGATCCGGAATAATGTTTCCTGAGAGCGATTTCATACCCAAAGACTGTAGAAGGGGACAACACGTCCTTCTTTGCGTCAATATACTTACGTATACATTCCGATACCGTTATGGCCTCAGGGCGCTTCTTGTGGGTATATTCCCATTCTGCAGCCATTCTTTCGGCTTCAGCTTTTCCGGCCTTTGACGGATCCGTGCTGATAAATGTTTGACGGACTATCTTTCTTTTTCCGTCCGGTCCTTTTTCATAATGATCAACGACTTGCACCCTCCAGGATCCGGAGGGCAGCTTTTTAGCAGTAGCCATATAATAATCACCCCCTTATTTTATGCATTTGAAACCCTTTCTTTTTCCTTGATTTCTTTATCATAAGCATCCAGCTGGAATTGTATCTGCTGGAAAACGGCATCCCTGCGCTCCAAAGGGAGACTCCACAACTTAAAGACGTGATCCATAAAAGCAAGATCATGAAGACAGGGATGATCCAGAACTTTCGTTTCCATAATCACTTCCGTTTCTTGCCCGGTTAAAAGATATTCCACAGATACGCCGAAATAATCGGCTATTTTTTTCAGCTTATCAAGCTTTGGAGTGTATCTTCCGGCTTTCCAGTCAGTAATAGTGCTATAAGGTATACCAGCTCCTTTCGCCACATCTGAATACTTCATTTTTCTTTGTTTTCTAAGGGTTTCAAACGTCTCAAACATAAAATCACGGCTTTCTGTGAATTTATCTGTTGACAAGTCACGGAAAGCCGTGTATATTAAGAACAACACGGAAAACCGTGGGCGGATAGAAAAATTCACGGGTAATCAGTTAATAGTCTCGACAACTTAATTATACACGGTTATCCGTGAATTTGGAACCGCTACATTTAGGAAAGGAGGGCAATATGTACGCTATATATGCGAATTTGAGAGACAAGAAGGGCGTGAAGGATTCTGAAGTATCAAGAGCTACGGGCATTCCCTATTCTACCCTGTCAGATTGGAAGAGCGGCCGGTACACCCCAAAGGTGGATAAACTCATGAAACTTGCGGATTATTTCGGGGTAGCAATTGAAGAACTGCTGAAGGATGAAAGCAAGGTGACGGCATGAACGAACTACAAGTTTTCAATAATGAGGAATTTGGTTCAGTAAGAACCGTGGAAATCAATGGGGAACCCTGGTTTATTGCAGCTGATGTATGCAGATCACTTGATTTATCAAATCCAACCACATCAATGGAAAGGTTGGATGAAGACGAAAAGGCTAAATTCAATTTAGGGTTATCCGGAGGAGAAACAAACTGCGTGAATGAATACGGACTTTATTCTCTGGTTTTAGGGAGCAGGAAGCCCGATGCGAAAAAATTCAAGCGGTGGATCACCCATGAAGCAATCCCATCAATCCGGAAACACGGGGCATACATGACACAGGAGACATTAGAAAAAGCCCTGGCTTCGCCCGACTTTCTGATCCAGCTCGCCACAAAGCTCAAAGAAGAGCAGGAAAAGAACAAAGCCCTTGCAGCTGACAACGAGCGCATGAAGCCAAAGGAAGAATATTACGACGAGCTGGTTGATCGGAATCTGCTTACGAATTTCAGAGACACCGCTAAAGAGCTTGGTGTCGGGGAGCGGGCCTTTATCGAACTCTTAAGAAGAAAGGGTTTCATATACCGGGATGAAAGCAATAAATTAAGACCTTATGCCGGACGGAATAACGGATATTTCAAACTGAAAGAATATAACTCCAGAAATTCCGACCACAGCGGCCTGCAGACCATGATAACGGCAAAAGGACGGGAAAAATTCAGGGTTTTAGTAAAGGAGCTTAAGGATGAATAAAACAAAGAGAAGACTTAACACGGTACTGAATGGCAGCCCGTGGATACTGGACGGGCTTAAAGAGGGGAAAACAGTATCCAGGATCAGCGAAGAGATACGCTGCCTGTCTGATAAAGACAGTGGATACGAAAACATGATCTTCGAACTCGGGCTGGCGTGCCTGGTAGACGAAGCTAAACGGAGAAAGAAAATCGAAACCATGTAACCTTCCCTAAAACGGCGGCGGGCGGTGATACTCTACGAGCATCACCGAAATATACATCTTGACAGATGTATATTTAAAACCCTTTACAAGTCATCGCCGTACTACGGCGGGAAAGGAGAAGAGAAAAGCATGATCAACATGGAAGTACTGAGACAGAAAGCAGATGCAAAAGGCTTAAACTTTTCGGCACTGGAAAGAAGGGCAGACCTCGGCAATGGGGTTATAGCAAGGTGGGCCACTTCAAGCCCGAGCCTTACATCGGTTCAGAAGGTGGCTGCGGTGCTGGAGTGCAACATTGACGACCTGATTATTAAAGAAGCGGTATAAGCAGGAAAGGATGAGATGGAAAAAGAAAACAAGGGTGTAACAAAATGTGACACCCCTGGAGGAGCACAAGAAATTCAAGCTAAAGAAAGGGAACAAATGAAAGTAAAAAGAGAATTAACACTACATAATCCCGGAGCCTTCCAGATCGGCGACCGGATAAAAGTAAAACTACCAGATGAAACACACTGGGCGACAGCATATGATCAGAAAGGCACCGTTACATTCTTTATATTTGACGACTGCCTTAACGATCTTAAACCCATGAATTCAGAAGATACCAATGAGGGCGGATATGAAGCCTCAGAGCTCAGACAGTATTTAAGGGATCTATCAGAAGATATCCCGGAGAAATTAAAGAAGACGATGATCCCGGACGGCGATGGCGACTATCTGTATCTTTTAAACCTCCGGGAAGTGACCGGATACGACACAAAGTGGAACAAAGTGAGTGGGCAGTTTGAATGGTTCAAAGACCGGCGCCACAGAATAGCAACCTCCGCAGAGGATGAATATGTGCACTGGTGGCTCCGCGATCCCGTTTCGGCGGCGAACTTCGCCGATGTCGACGGCAACGGTTATGCGGACCTCAGCCACGCGTCCGACGCTTATGGCGTGCGCCCGGCTTTCGCCATATCTTCCGATCTTTAATCTCCGCCCCTTGTGGGCGGGACAGCGACGGAAAAGACTGCAGGCAGGAAAGGAGTAGAAATGAGCAAACATTCAAAAGCCAAAGAATTACTTTTCGGGACAGAATACACGCAGATTTCACCCGTAAAAGTAGCCCCTGCGCTCGGAGTATCACCCAGCACGGTCTATAACTGGAAAAACGACGTGGGAAAGATGCCGCTCTCAAAGGTGATCATCCTGGCAAGGCTGCAGAGGCTATCAGATGAAGATAAACTGGCAATTTTTGACTAAGGAAGGAGAAGGCGATGGATAAGAACAGGACAGCAAACGCAATATTATCAATGACAAACGAGGCGGTGGATTCCGGAAATAAAAATCTGCTGTATGAAGCCCTGGGATTCGTGGAAGGAATGAGAAGGGCCGGAAACTTTACCGATGAATTTGCGGATTTGCTTAAAAAGTACATAAGGGAAGAGTGGAGAGAAAAAAGAAAAGACTGCCGGAAGTGGTTCGGGAAAATATGGAGACTCACAGCATGAACCGGATAGCGATATTGGCGGCAATTTTCACCCTTATGCTCACAACACCCGTTTGCGCCGGCGCAAAACACGACGGAGAAGCTGCAGGATGCGGCGGTCATTACGAACCCTTCCTTGTATCTTACACCTGCTACATAGACAAAGGCATAGGCTCTCACGGGGATCCGGTGCAGGACGGGATGATAGCCGGGCACCCTGCATGGTACGGCATGACAGTCGTAATATACGAGGCTATCCCCGAAGAAGACGGCTCTTTCGTTATCGGCCCCTATATAGAAAGCGGGCAGATCCTCGATACTGGCTACGGCCGGAGCGTCCACGACGGAATCCCTTCAAAGATCCGGGAAGATAAAGCCTCCAGAGGATCAATAGAAACAGGGAAACAGATAGATCAATGGGTGGCCACCATGACGGAAGCGAGGGAGAAAATGGCCTACACACAGGGGCATGTATTTATCCAGCTGATAGCGGGGGATGGGTAATGGTCTACTACGAAAGCATAGAAGCCATGAGGCTGTATAAGAAGCACGAGATAAAGGACGTGGAGGTAATTACGGAATATCCGATATTTGCGACCTCCGCATGGCTTAAGATCACCACCACAGAAGGGAAGAACTTTTATACCACCAGGATAAATCTGGACGATATGCAAAAATACGAGAATCTGTATCCCACAGAGGAAAGGAGAAGAAGATATGAACTTGCGCCCGCGCAAAAGACATAAAGCAAGGCGGCGCTGATCCGGAATATCAGCACCGCCAACCATTCAAAAATCTTTAACTTGAAGACCCTTTAATTTTAAGGGAATTCGGCGCAAATGTCAAGAAAAACCGCGCAAATAGATAAATTACGGCGAAACGGGCCGTTTGCTGACTCGATAAACCGTTTAATAATTAGCACCATTCTAAAAATTTAACAAGGAGACCCTATGCCATACATGAAGGAAACATGCGTGGCAGGAAGGACAGTAGAGGTCCGGAAATATTTTAACTTCCATACACCCCCGCCCGGAGAAAGAAGGGGGAAGAGAGAGAAGCCCACCCCGGACAGGATCCGGAAGGCGAACTACAGGAAAGCAGAGACCGATCTAAGAAGACTGATAAACGCCAACTTCACGGATAAAGGCTATAGCGTGACCTTGACCTACAGAAAAGGGGAAGAACCTGCAGGCATTGAAGACCTGCGGAAAGACACGGCGGACTACCTCAAAAAGCTCACAAAGGCCACAAAGAAGAAAGGGCTGACGTTGAAATATGTGTACGTCCTGGGAGCAGGGAAACACCGGCGGCACGCCCACATAGTCATACAGGGCATGGATATAGAGGATGTGAGCGCCTTATGGACAAAAGGGCACGCCTCGATGACGCGGATGTACTCCGACGGCGATTATAGGGAGCTGGCCGCTTACCTCATGAAGAACGCTGAAGAGACTAAGGAGCAGGAGAAAGCCCAGGGCATAAAACCCCGGAGACGCTATAACACCAGCCACAACCTTATAAAGCCCATAGTGACAAAGGAAAAGGTATCAGCAAAGGAATTCAGGAAGACCCCACGCACCCGGAAAGGCTATCAGATCATCAAGGACACGGTAGTATCAGGGATTTCAGACCTCACAGGAATGCCCTACCTGGCATACACAATGATAAAGGACAAGGAAAATGCAGGAAGTAAGGTTATACATACTAAGCGAACAGAAAGGAAACGCAAGCGAGCGGGGACGCGTAGCATACGAGCTGGAGACAGTGACGAAGAGCGGCCGGACTGTGACCTGTGACGACCATCTGTATCTCACGGACCGGAACCGGAACGGGGCAACCCTTGAAGGGCTGCTGGACGCTCTGGATAAGCACGTACTGGACAATATGGACATCAGCATCACGCTCTTCACGGAAGCGCCCCTTATAAACACCCAGATCATTGCCGGAAACATGGAGAAGTGGGACCGGGCTGGATATGTAACGGCAAAAGGAGAGCCTGTAAAATATGCGGATCTCTGGGAGCAGATTTACGACCTTCTGAAAATGAAGGTCAAGGGCGGGATCGTATCATGCGACCGCGTACCCTATGAAAAGCAAAGGGTTTTAGAAAACATCATCAGGAAGGAGTAACAAAGTATGGCAAAGAAAGAAGCGAAAAAGAAAGAGGAGAAACCGGCAAAGAAAGAAAAGGCTTTCGGGGACTTCAAAAGCGCTGCGGAGATCAACGCATGTGCAGCGGGATTAAAGGCGGAGGGTGATAATGCGAGCCTTGAAGCCATGGCAGAAGAAAACGGCATAGAAAAGGATATAGTGACGCTGTACATATCCGGCGATATCCCGGAGCTCTGCGACGATATGACCGCAGCAATGGGAAAACTGAACACCGAAGATCCCGGAGAAAAGGACACCAGCAACGAGGGAAGGCTTATCCACCAGCTCATAAAACCCTACCTGGAATCCCGTACTGATGAGCCGGAAGTGTGCAGGACCATCATGGAGCACTCAATGGCAGACACCGCAAAAACAATCGCAAGCGACGCAAGGAAAAGCGGATCCGGCGGAATGGTCTACATGACAGATACATGGTGCATCGGAAAAGTGGAGGATATGTACGGGATATGAGAAAAGCATTTATCTTGAAGACTTTTGATCCCACCCCGAACGAGCACTATGAAGACGGAGCCCGGTACTGCTTTACGGGCAGATACGTAGGAGAATGGCCGGACCAGTTCACGAGCGATTATAACATCCTTGAACTGGACGCATGGGATAACGAGACCGGAGAGCTTGTATTCAGACACTTTGTGAATTTTGAAAAAGAAGAATACTGGACATTCGCCTATGATGATCTTTTTGCACAGGGCAGATGGAACCAAAGACCTTTCAATATCGAATCCGGGAAATGGACTGAAGCCCGTATAGACACGATATTATCAGCCCAAAGAAGGATAGAACACGGCGACCATGACCATGTGCCGCAATGGATAATAGATGAGGTAAATGCGGAGGATTCACCATGGTACCAGGCATGGGAAAGCGAACCCCTCGGAAAGCTGGCGCACTGGGAAATGACGGCGCAGACCCACAGAGCGGAGCGTCGGACAAAGGTAAGATACGAAAACATCAGGGAAATGTTCAAGGATCTTCCGGAAGCGGAAGAAGAAGTATACAAGTGGGGAATGTCCGAACTCTTCACCCACTATGTATTTATAGCAGACACAGGGAAAACCCACCGCCTCACCTGTACTGCCTGTATGAAGGGATGGAATAAAAAGATAAGGCCGAAATACGGATCAGAGATCACCTGCCCCTTCTGCGGAAAAACCCTGAAAGTGACCAGAAAGAAATACCTGCAGGAAAAGATAAAGGTATATAAGTGCGAACCTTTCGCGGACGGAGCCGTTATAAGGCATTTTGACATAGAACGCGAATGGAGAAAAAGAGGCGGCCGGTGGCAGTGGGGCGCAAGTTCAGCGGAAGTACAGCGGGCACTCGTAGGAAAGGACGGACACTGGAAAAGGTCGTTTTATGCCATCGGTTACTCAAAGCAAAGCGGCTACACATTCGCAGATCATAAGTGCTGGGGTGTGAATATAGTAACAGGTGTGGGCTACCTGTACCCGAAAGATATATATTATCCATCCAGATCAGAAACCGACTTGATGATATACCGGCTCCTTGCGGAGAGCCGTCTGAAAGACGACTGGAACGGGGTGGAACTCAAATGCAGCAATATACCTGAATACGTGGAATATCTGCTTAAATCAGGACTTAAGAAAATAGGCTATTATGCCATGAAACAAGGATGGGCTTATCACAGGGAAGACGCAAAAGACCTGCTTAACGAAACAGCGGACAACCTGCCGGCACTCCTACAGCTTGACAGCAATATGACCGCCCGCGTGAAGAGAATGGACATAAAACCGGAAACCCTGCGGTACCTTCAGGAGCACCCCGGCCATATATCAGATCAGACCATAAAACTCCTTGACAAGGTGGGAGCGGAGGATCTGATGCTTTCAGAAACCGGGCTCACTGTCACAAAAGTGCTGAACTATATCTCCAAGCAGACAAAATTATGCGGATTTAAGTCTGACAGCGAAACAAAGACCATGTACAGGGATTATATCAATATGGCAATAGATAACGGCGAGGATCCACACGACGACATCGTGAGACTCTGCAGGGATTTAAGACAGCGCCATGATGCCCTTGTGGAAGCAAAGAATATCACAGAACAGAAAAAGCGGTTCTTAAACTGCAAGGGCGTAAAGAGGAGATACAAGCCTTATCACGCAATATATGGATGGACAGACGGCAATTATACAGTAACGGTACCCAAAAAGCCAGAGGAGATATTCGAGGAAGGACAGAAGCAGCATCATTGCGTGGGAAGCGGCAAATACATGGAAGAGCACGCAGCGGGTAAAACCCTGATCCTTTTCCTGAGATCAGTGAAGAAACCGGAAAAGCCCTGGTACACCGTTGAAGTAGATCCCCGAAATCTGAACATAAGACAGCGGTACGGGAAGTATGACCGACAGCCGAACCTTAAGAAAGCCGATGCGGAGCTTAAGAAGTGGAAAAAAGACATATTAACCCGGTTAAGAAGACCCAACAAGGCAGTGCGCGAAGCGCTGGAAACACTTAAAGCAATGTAAAGGAGGAAAGAATGGAAGAATATCACCAGATCACGATTCAGGAATACCTTGACTGGAAGGAAGACCTGCGGAGACGGCTCGCAGAAGCCGCTAACAATTTTGTCGGGATAGGGTACCGGCTCAAACAAATAAGAGACAGCGAGGCATACAGACAGGATGGATATACTTCAATATTTGACTTTGCGTCAAAAGAGTACGGGATCTCCTCTTCCCAGGCATCAAGGTTCATGGCAATCAATGATAAATTCAGCAAAAACGGAAATTCCCTCGAAATGCCGGAAGAATTTTCAAAGCTCGGAAGCTCAAAACTCTCCGAAATGCTGACACTGCCGGAATCCGATTACCAGTACATAGACGAAAACACCACGAGGGACCAGATAAGGGAGCTGAAGGCATTCAATAAGCAGGACATGAACGAGCCGGAAGCGCCCGAAAGCGTACAGAATGCCCCCGAAAACGTACCGGAATCCGAAAAAACGGACGAAAACCTGCAGAAAACGGAAGAAACCGGAGAAGAACCGCATAAACCTGAAAAGGAAGATCCCTTAACAGCTGTCATGTGGGAATATTTCAAGGATAAAGAGAGGATCTTTGATAAGTGCCAGAAGGCAGCGGGATTAGATGCGGTGATATTCGCAAAGGCAATGAACCCCACCGGCTCCGCTTTGGCCAAAAAGGGAAAATTCATGCTCTTCCTGAAGAAACCCGGAGAAACGAACCTCATGAAGATCCTCGGATTCGACGCCGTGAAATACTCCTGGGAAGACATAAAAGCGGCCTTTACTGATGAATTTAGGGGAAAAGGTGAGTGGAAGGATGTATTTGCGCCCGCGCAAATGGAAGAGGAAAAACCCGAAAAGCCTGATAAACAGATAGAGCCGGAGGCTATCACCCCCAAAGAAAACGAGGAAAATACTGACATTAAAGAGGGTGGGGATGCCGGAAACACAGATAAGTACAGCGAGACCACGGAAACCACGAAAGAAGAAACACTGGAAAATACTGAACCCGTGGAAGTCGTAACCCCCGAAGATGCAGAAAAACACATAGACGGAGAGACTATCACAGTTTCAAAAAGTGTTGATTTTGCTATGTCTGAAACCAAAGAAAACGCTAAAGAGCTGAAAAACAGGCTGGAAGACATAGCACTGTTTGATGAAAGCACAAGCGTTGAACGGCTGGAAGACATCATAAAGAACTACCAGGAATTAACAGTCGCCTTCCTCTGCAGCCTGCAGGACTGGAAGAAAGCCAAAGAAAGAGAGGATAACTAAATGGGTAAAAAATACGAGGATGCACCTGAAGACATTAAGGGCAAGGGAAAGATGGAAGACGGTACAGGTACATGCAAATTCTGCGGACAGAGCCGGATCATTAAATTATTCCCCGGAGAGGATCCTGACACGGTGGCCACTAATGAATGTGACTGCAGCAAAGCAAGGCATGAGCACGACATAAATATATCAGTCACGGCGGTATCAAAGGCCATAGATAAGAAATTCACAGAGCTTAAGAATATCCCGGAAGGGCTCGCAGCCATAAAGGGCGCCCTTGAACCGGTGGCCCGTGATGAGATAGACAGCGTGACCTTCAAGATAAGCGGATTCACCTTCATAGTGACCAAAAAGGACGACAAACTTGCCTGCATCAAGAAATACACGGAAGTGGATATGGCTGATGAGAATGGAGCGCCGGAATGAGGGTATATATCAGCGGACCTATAACAGGGGTCAAGGGATTCATGCGTAAATTCGACTGGGCGGAAGCCTGCTGGAGGGATAAGGGCATATACACCATAAATCCGGCCCGGACAAACGCAACGCTTCCGGAGGAAACGGATCACGATGGCTATATGAGGATATCGATAGCGCTTCTCAAAGAGTGCGACACCATCTATATGTTGAAAGGCTGGGAATTGAGCGAAGGCGCAAACGAGGAAAGGGATTTCGCCCTGGAGAATAACTATAACATCCTTTACGAGGAGCGTATGGATAAGATCACCGGAGCGGAATGGGAAGAACTGAAATGAATCTATGTGCCTTATGTGCTGAAAAGAAGATATTCCGGGAAGCGGTTCACACCCATCATCTGATATCCGGGAATGGCCGGAGGCAGAAAGCGGACGAATTTGGCCTTACGATCCCCTTATGCTATGCGTGCCATGAAAAGATCCACGATAACCCCGACCTCTTAATAGCGTCAAAATACGTGGGGCAGCTCATGTATGAAAGAGACCGGATAGCTGAAGGACAGACAAAAGAACAGGCACGGAGCAGCTTTATCAAGGAATTTGGCAAAAGCTACCTGTGGGACTAAGCCCGCAATGCGGGGCATAATCATATCTCCGGAACCTCCGGAGAGGGGATATATCACGCGAGTGGTGCGGCGAGGCGCCCCGGCTAATAAAGCCGCACCATCTAAGGAGGAAAACATGGTACTGATATTATGCGATCTATGCAGAAAAGAGATAAAACAGGGCTACACCGCAAAAGTGGAGAAAAGCCGTGATCATATCGAGTATGAAACGACAGGAGTACAGCTGGATATCTGCCCGGAATGCTTTGAAAAGATACAGAAAGGATCCTGGCAGACCGCGGAGAAGAAGATAAGGACACCCATGAGGGCAAAAGAAGAAAAGAAACCCGCAGAAAAGGCACCTGAAAAAGAGCCTAAAAGGGAAGAAAAGCAGAAGATTGACAGAGATAAAATATGGGCGCTAAGACACGCGAAACAGCCGTGGAGCTATGAAGAGATAGCCCAGGAAATGGGCTGCTCACCTTTAACCGTGGCGGAATATATAAGGCAGATGAAAAAGGAAAGAGGCGAGGAATGAGCACACCCAGAAAGATAGACCTCATGTATAAGCTGTTTGGATACGGCGACGGTCTTTGCAAGGGATGTAACCATTATAAAAAACTCCGCTATCATGACAAGAATTACAGAAAATGCGAAGTGTACGGCATAACAAACAGCGAAGCGACCGACTGGAGGGGTACAAATCCGGCCTGTGGACTCTTCCCGGATAAGCCCTATAAGGGCGACAGGGAAATAGTACACACCACAGAGAAAAGAACCAAAGAGGAAGAACAGATCCCCGGACAGATGTCTTTATTTTGAAAGGAGCAGACTGTGAAGGATGTAATGGATATAGAGGGCGTAAGAGACGCGGCATTGACAGCACTTAACCACGCATATAACGAGGGCTTCAGAGCCGGAAGGGAATATGAGGCCACGAAAGCGAAGTGGGGCATGAGCCACACGGACAGCAACCGGATAAAAGAAAACATCAAAGACATCATAGACGCAGGCTACACCCTGGAAGAGATCAGTATTGTAGTAGGGCAGATGAAGGAGAATTGATGTTCTTTTACTTCTTAGACCAGATGGAAAAAGGGATCCCGGAAGAACTAAAGGACAAGATCGTGGACATAAAAGGAGCCTTGAACCTCAAAGCCCCTGGAATCCCCGAATATGAAGTCCGGATGGCATACGGCGATATAGTGCTGATGATATCGATCCTGTATCTGTATCTCCGGGAGCAGGAAGAGATCAGAGCTGAAGACGATATTCTGTGGAATTCATACTACAAGAATAAATTTCAGAGCATAGCGGACCGACTGTCCGAACAGATCGGATACGACTACTGGAAAGCCTTTGAAAAATGCCAGAAGAAAGCTGCGAAGCAGGATAACAGCGATATAGGCGAGGAAGCAATGGCCTTAACCGTCAAAAAGGCAATGAGGGAAGCTGAAAAAGAAAAAGCATTAAAACAAGGAGAACAATAATGACCTTAACAATGGCAATGGACTTAACTATCGGATTATTTCAGTTTTATCTTGGAATAGCGGAGCTGTCTGCACTACTAACGCTGGCAGCCTATGCGATAACTGATTACATTACGTGGAGGTGATAAGGAATGAAGATGTTTATATTAGAGTGCACGGAGGATGAATTAAGAGCAAACAGGGGGCTTATGGACGCCGTTGTTGACGCCGCCCAGGGATTTATCAATGGCTTTTATGGATCCTTCAGCTCTGCATTATTAAATAATCCCGGAAATGAGGAGCCACAGGAGATCCAGGAGGAAGAAGATGGCAACAATGACGCTTGAAGAACTGAAAGCGGAAGCCAAAAGGCAAGGATACACTATTCAAAAAATCCCGGCCTTTCAATGCTCGTGTTATCTTCCGTACCCAAATGAGTCCCGCAGGTTCAAAAACGGGAAAAGCAAGTGCGATAACTACTACCCTATAAAGTACAAGCAAAGAAGCAGATATGACCCGATAACCCACTGCAGGAGAAAGGGCATATAGAGCGAAGAAGGGAGGTAAACAGTGGAATGGATCAATGTAAAAGATAAACTTCCGAAAACGAACGTATTTCACGATGATTTTATAGATCCTTATTACACGTCCGGCCCCGTGCTGGCATATTGCGAAGAACCGGGTGAAAACTGGGACGGGGAAGCAACCCATATATTCATAGCAGAATACACACGCTACAAGGAAGACTGCGAAGAATTAAGGGGATGGACTGAATTCATAAACGGAGAGGATATTAACCCGGTAGCATGGATGCCACTTCCGGAGGCTTATGGAAAGGACGGTGAAATGGAATGAGAGATATTCAACCAACCGTTCCTATTATCCCTATTCCCGACAATACTACAAATGGGGATACGATAAAGCATCTGCTATACGGCAAAGCCGTAATAACTGAATTTATCCACGAGGTAAATATATCCGTAAATAACCGTGTAATAGGACAGTTTCAAATGGAGTGGTGGAGAAGCCCATACAAAGGAGGCAGCGGGATGATTGAAATAAAAGCAAAACAGAGCAGTTATTCAGAAATGACAGATCATGAGCTGGCAAAAGCTCTGCTGGACTATTCACGGAAGCGTGACGGTGAAATATCAGAGATCACCCAGGCAGCGGGCGTAAGGATAGAGGCATTAACAAGAATCCTTGAAGCAAAGGAAGCATAACATGAGATCAAAAGAGTATCTGAAAAGCATAAGGAATGAGACCATAGAGCTGAAGCACCTGGAAGAGAAAATAAAATGGCTTTACAGCTCATTATTCCCCGGAGGGCTGAAATACAAAGAAGTGGACGTACAGGAATCCGCACCGCCGGATCTTCTCTCTGAAAAATTTGCGGAAATAGACGAAGCTGCAGCGGAATTAAAAGAACGGATGAAAGCCCTTGCAATGAAGCATCTGGAAGCGGAGCATCTTATCTCCCTTCTGGAAGATACAAAGCATAGGACGGTTTTAGAGCTTTACTATCTTTCAGAGAGAAAAACGAGCCTTGAAAAGGTGGCCGAAAAGATGGAATATTCACCCAGGGGGATCTTTTATCTGTACCACGACGCATTGACAGCCCTTGACGTGGTTATGGAAGCGGAAAATGTTGAAGCCGTGGCAGCGGGATCAATAAAATAATACTTTTTCATAGTTTTGCATTGTTTTGCAGTATTATTTTATGTTACCGTGTACATGGTTAAATATGAATCATTCATAGGATACCTCCTTTAAGAATTGTAAAACCCGATAAACGCCGCAGGTCTGCCATACCCTGCGGCTTTTATTACGGGAGAAAGGGCAAATTATGATGAGATGTAACGGAGTAAGCAATTTCTGGTACAAAGACGGAGTAAAATATGCCGTCGCTGATATAACCAGCGGAGAAGTACCGTCACCTTTTCCTACAACCGGAGAAAATATTGAATTTCTGGAAGATGATACGAGGCTGGCTATGGGATCTACCGTATACGTCGTACAGGGCGCAAAGGTATATATGGCCAAAGATGACAATGGCACATTTGTAGAGCAGTAAAAACATGGCAAGCATAGGGTAGCTCCCGAAAACGATAATCGCTAATCGCTGGCTTGCCATTTTTAATAGCGAAGTTTACGAAAGCGAGGTAAACGATATGATTAAGCAGGGTGAAACCTTTGGAAGGTGGACCGTGATTGGAGATTACATCAAAGATTCTAAAAACGGCCATAAAAAGTACCTCTGTGAATGTGGGTGCGAAAAGAAAACCCAAAGATACGTTGACGAACAAAGCCTGAAAAGAGGAAGAAGCGTAAGTTGTGGATGCCTGACAATAGAAGTGGCAAAGAAACACTTCACAAAGCACGGCCAGAGAAGAACCCGGCTTTATTCCATATGGACAGGGATAAAAGGGAGATGCAATAATCCAAACAATCAGCGTTACGCTGATTACGGCGGAAGAGGGATCGCCGTATGCGAAGAATGGGAAAACAATTTTGAAGCCTTTAGGGAATGGGCTTATAAAAATGGTTTCAAGGATAACGCAAATAGCACGGAATGTACCATTGACCGGAAAGATAATGATAAAGGATATTCTCCCGATAATTGCCGGTGGATAACTCTGAAAGAGCAATGCTATAACAGGCGGAGCAATACATATATCGAATACAAAGGCGAACGCCACACAATCACAGAATGGGCGGAAATAACAGGAATAAAAAGAGCAACCCTACAAAGAAGACACAGCAAAGGGTTTTCGCTTGAAGATATTTTCTTCAGAGGAGATCTAAGAAAAAGGGGCTTAATATGATAATTAAAGACCTTATAAGCTATATACTCGCAAAAAAATTTACAAAAGAGACCGTAGAGGGAGCCGGAGCCATAGCCGGAAAGAACTGCACCATATATCAGATCGAACCCGTTACCGGCGGAAATAAGGTATGGTTCAAGTGGTATCTGGATGATGGCACAGAGAAAACCGACTATATGATCGTTATGGACGGCGCAAAGGGAGATACCGGAGCGACCGGCGCAACCGGAGCCAAAGGAGCAAAGGGCGACAAAGGAGACCCCGGAGCCAACGGCGCAAAAGGAGACACCGGCACCGCAGCCACCATCCAGGTTGGAAGCGTTTCATCAGGACAGACCCCTGACGTGACAAATTCCGGCACATCTTCTGCAGCTGTCCTTGATTTCGTCCTTCCTAAAGGCGACAAAGGCGACAAGGGCGACAAGGGCGAAGATGGACAGGATGGAAAATCATTTGAAATAAAGGCGGATTATGCCACCTATGCAGACCTTATAGCGGCACATCCTACCGGATCCGCCGGTGATGCCTATTTTGTTGGAACGGGCACAAGCCCGGATCTTTACGTTTGGCTTTCCGAAGATCAGGAATGGTATAACAGCGGTCCTATCGCCGGAGTAAAAGGCGACAAGGGCGATACCGGGGATGATGGATTTTCGCCCACTGCCACCGTATCAAAGACCGGCACCACCGTGACCATAGAAATCACGGATAAAAACGGCACCACCAGGAAGACCGTATCTGACGGAGCAGACGGAGCACCCGGAGCAGACGGCAACGACGGAGCGGATGGAAATGGCATTTATTCCATAGAGAAAACCGGAACTACCGGACTGGTAGACACCTATACCATCACCTTCACGGACGGAACCACCGACACCTTCACTGTGACAAACGGAGCAGACGGGCAGAATGGGGACGACGGAAACGACGGCAAGGGAATATCCAATATATCAAAAACCGATACCACTGGGTTAGTAGACACATACACCATAACCTTCACGGATGGAACCAGCACCACATTCACCGTAACAAATGGAACCGGGATCCCGAGCGGCGGCAATGAAGGAGAGATCCTTATAAAAGCCTCCGCCGCTGAATATGATTCAGAATGGGCGGAATATGAAAAGATTGTACCGAAAAACGCCGGGGCCCGGAACCTTTTATACAGGGGCAAATACTTAGGATCAGCCGTAACAGCGGAGCAATATACCGCCATAAGCAACGGAACCTTTGAAGGTCTGATGCTGGGCGATTATTGGACAATAGGCGGAATAAATTACAGGATTGCAGCTTTTGATTACTGGCATAATACCGGCGATACAAAGTGCCTTACGCACCACGTCGTTATCGTGCCGGACACTTGCCTGTATACCGCAAAAATGAACGACAGCAATATAACCACAGGCGCATACATGGGATCGAAGATGTACACCGCCAATCTTGCAAGCGCAAAGACCACAATAAAGGGAGCCTTTGGAGCGGCGCATATCCTGTCCCACAGGGAATTATTAACCAATGCCATGACAAGCGGCTATCCTTCAGCCGGAGCATGGGCGGATTCCGATATAGAGCTCATGAATGAGCTGATGGTTTACGGCAGTTATATCTTTACACCGCTTAACAGTTTAGGGGCAACAATCCCCTATGATTACACCATAGACAAGTCACAGTTACCACTATTTAAGGCAAGGCACGACCTTATCGGAATAGGTGTGAACTGGTGGCTCCGCGCTCCCGTTTCGGCGGCGTACTTCGCCGCTGTCGGCAGCGACGGTAATGCGGCCTACTACGGCGCGTCCGGCGCTTTTGGCGTGCGCCCGGCTTTCGCAATCGTAGCGTAGCGAATCTTTAATCCCCGCCCCTCGTGGGCGGGATAAGTGGAAGCGCTCAAAGTGAAAAAAATTATAAATTCCTTAAACTTTTTTCTGAAATAGTATTGACATATTGTTAACACTATGATACTATAATACTCGTAAGGGAGATAGCAGGAAGGAGTTAGACATGGAGGAAAACACAATGAGCGTATTTAAGAGTTACTTAAGGATGTTACTGGAACACTTAAAAGAGTTACAGAGGGCGGTGGAAGAAAACAACACCGAGAAGATCAAGGAAATAGTTGAGAAGCTGATACAGGATACACAGAGCGGCATCGAAGACTAAAAACTGAAAAACAAGGAACACACAAGGGCGGCACTCCTAAATAACCTGCTAGCCGCCCAAGTGCTATCTCCATTATAGCAGGTTAAATAGAATAATCAAATGGAGGATATATGCCGAAAGGCAACCCAAACAAAAACACCGTGAGGGTTGACCGATACCAGAAGAAAGCAGGATACAAAGTAAAGGGCTTTAAGCTGAAGGGTGACGTGGCGGAAAGGTTCGCCGAAGCCTGCGATAAAATGGGAAAAGGTCAAGCCGAAACCATTGCGGAGCTGATGGAGAAATTTATCAGCGAGGCAAACAATTAAATAAAGACATGGGCGGATGGGGTACACCTGTCCGCCTTTTTGTTGCGCCGGCGCAAATGAATGACAATGAATGAAGGGGTATCACCCCTCCCCCTCCCCTCCCCACCTGAAAAAACCTTTTGTTCGTAGGTACTTCTGGCGGTTTGAAAGCCCTGCGGTGCTGGCGAG